TTTGCCACGGGAGTCACGAACCCCAATCTACAGCCGTCCATTGAGTCCTCTCTGAAGAATGCAAGAGTGGTGGACTTCGATCCTGCATATTGCAGGTTGGTCATGGAGTTCACGCAGAAGACTGCATGGCTTCCGCAGGAGGGCGACTACATCGCCGGTGCAAACACAAATGCAAGGGGCGAGGTGAACTACTATGTCGCCAAGATAGGAAAGGTGATCGAAAGCCCATATGCAGCCCACCACTTTGAGAACACGGACGGCGAACTTCTCAATCCCACTCTTCCCGTCACCCTGCACAACAAGTTCGTCGGATCAAGCGATTTTGGCTATACATTTGGTGCGACTCCTCTTGGCAAGTACATACTTGAAGACTTTGGATCATACACCATCACAAACAGAGAGCATGAAAGCACGATCAACGATGCGAACAGGACAATCACCCTGATATCGTCGCAATACATCCGCGATGTTGACAGGGACATAGAGACTATCTTGAACAATGGCTAATACATCAGCAATACAGGAAACATACACCGACAATGGATACGATCTGCTGAGGCTTGAGGTATCCTCAAACTCAGGTGGAGATCCATTCGATCTGAAGGATGTCTTCCTTGAGATCGCAATCTATGAATCCGTTTTCGATGACAAGATGTACGGGGAAATCCTGATCAAGGATGCTCTCAACCTTGGCGAGACTATTCCCCTTGTCGGCAACGAGAAGATATACATCGAATACAAGACCAAGAACACCAAGAACAAGCCTGTTTCCATATCTGGTCATATAGTCGCACCTATGGGAAAGGCAAGAGCCGAAGGTGAGAAGGTCGAAATATACAAGTTGCAGTTCATTTCTGAGGTTCAGTTTGCAAATAGGTTCCGCAGGATCGCATCATCGTATTCGGGTGAGATAACGACCATTGCGGCTAAGATATTCGCAGACAACTTCAAGGAAGAGTATTTGAAGAACTTCTTCTTCAACGAAATGACGACTACGAAGCACAAGTTCGTTATTCCATACTGGTCGCCGCTATTCACCCTATCCTGGCTAGCACAGAGGGCATATTCCGCAACCCCATCGTACTTCATATTCTATGAGGATGTTGATGGATTTCACTTCAAGAATCTCCTGAAGGCAATAGACGAAGATCCCGTGATGAACTACAACGTGGAGCCAAAGAGCGGTGGCAACCTTGGAAATGTTAACTCCTACATGTCAAAGGTGCAGGACTATTCGGTTACTTCATTCTTCGACCGTCTTGAGGAACAGGCGGGTGGAATGTACTCAAGTGCATTGCTCACCCACGACATAACCAAGAAGACCTATGTTCCATATCAATACGACTACAAGAGTGGGTTCGCGAAGTCCAACCACCTGAACCGCTATCCGCTGTATCCAGAGCAAAGCCAGATGGCAGATGTGATGTTCAAGAGCAATGTCTGCTTCAGGAACCTTCTTCCCGTGCAGACAAAGAGATTCGAGAGAATAGAGGACAACGAGAAGTTGGAGAACTATTTCCTCGACAGGAATAGTATGCAGAAGCAGTTCACCACATTCAGGGTGACGATCACGGTGCCTGGAATATCCACTCTCCGCTTGCTCGACACGGTCTATTTCCGCATACCAAGAATCGGATACATGGACGAAAATCGAACCGATTGGGAGGATCCATATCTCACTGGAAAGTACCTGGTGATGTCGATCAGAACGGTCATAAATAAGTTGAGTGGGTACAGGACAACCATAGAGATGTCCAAGGATTCGCTCATCAAGGGCATTCCTGATAAGTTTGAGAAGAAGAGTCTTAATGTTTTATAATGGAGATATATCATGGATAAGAACGAACAGCACGTTATCACGCCGCAGGAAACCGAAGAGAAACTCCGCAAGTTGCCATACACCAAGGAAGAACTTGCTGATTGGGAGCGTTGGGGAAACGAGAACTTCGGATACCCCGAAAGGAAAAGATGATAGATGATGGAGTTCATGGGTCAGGGCGGATTCGTCTGGTGGTTTGGTGTCGTTGAAGACACCAATGATCCATTGAAACTCGGCAGGGTTCGCGTCAGGATTTTCGGATACCACACCGAAAGCAAGGGATCGATACGGACATCCGATCTCCCTTGGGCGCATCCGTTGCAAGACATAACAAGTGCTTCGATCAGTGGGGTGGGACGATCCCCCACTGGTCTTGTCACTGGATCGCATGTCTTTGGATTCTTCCGTGACGGCATGGATGCACAGCAGCCTGTGGTGATGTTCTCCGTTGGTGGAATACCTGCGGAGAAGGCAGACAAGACAAAGGGATTCAACGATCCAACGGGAGTCTTTCCAACGGAAGTCGATGTTCCTGACACCAACAGGCTTGCCACTGGCGAAGAGACTGAAAAGACCATAGTCGAGGGAAAGAAACTCGGTGTTGACAAGTTGGTTCCCGTTGCATGGGACTCGCTTGAGACTCAGAGATGGAACGAACCAACCACTCCATACAAGACGGAGTATCCCAACAACAAGGTTTTTGCGACCAGATCGGGGATGGTGGAGGAGTGGGATGATACACCGAACAAGGAACGTCACCACACCTATCACCCATCGGGAAGTTTTGAGGAAGTGGCGAACGGATGGGAGAACGATCCCAACGGCACGCGCGTCCACAAGGTGACGGGAAACAACTATGAGTTGATCGCTGGCAGCGATTATGTCCATATCAAGGGGACCGCAAAGATCACCGTCGATGGTGATGTCAGCGTTCTTGTTGGTCCACGGGCTTCGGGTGGAAACCTGAACATACAGGTTGACGGCAATGTCAACCTACAGGCACTCAAGGATGTCCGTGGCATAGTCTATGGTTCGTGGGATCTTTCCGTACTTGGCGATCACCGCGAGACGATCATCGGCAACAAGTACACCCGTGTGTTTGGAAACTGCGTCACCGATGTGGTTAGTGGTGGCTTCGTGGTGAGTTCTCTGAATGATGCCGTCATAAAGACCAAGATAGGAAGCGATCTTTATGTCTCGGGCAAGGCAAGAAGCATCAAGTTGAACAGCCTTGCCAGAACAGGTGAAGCAGCGGCTGATCCCTTCATCATTCCAGGAATATATCCAATACCATTCGGAGCATAGAGAATGTCATCTGCTTTCAACTGGAGGGGAACATACGATCTTTCTGCAACCTATGTGGTTGGGGATGTCGTGTACTTTCCCGACGATGAGTTCACCTACATCTGCATAGAAAATACATTTGGTATTCCTCCCTATCTGCCTTTTTCTGGATTCGAGAAGGTATCGGGTGTCGATATCAGCAATCTCGACGGAGGGGTATTCTGATGCCAAGCATAGGAAGAGTCGGTGCCGATTTCGCCGGTGGTGGAGTGATACTCAATGGCTGTGCCTCGGTAACGGCAAATGATCTTCCCGTTGCTCGGTTTGGAAGCATCGTGCAGGATCATGGGATAAACGAACACAACAGGGCTAATATGGTCACGGCAAACGAGTCTGTCACCGCAGAGGATATTCCCGTCTGCTGCACGGGTTCTGTGGCATCGTGTGGGCATATTTTGATATCAAGCAGCGATGTGGAGGTAGGCTAAATGACTTGGCAGCAGAATCAACCCGGATATCCCAGCATATTCAATCCTGCGAATTGCAGCCTCATATCCCAACTTCTCCCACCAGGTCCGAAGAAGTTCCTCAATGACTTTCTTGAAGGAAATGCATTTCGCAATCCGATTGCGGGTGCAGCGCAGATCCTACAGGAGAAGATGGGTGCGAACCTGTCGCAGATAGAGGGTCTTAGTGAACTGACAAGCGATCTCGACGGGTTGAACGATGCTCTCGGTGGACTGAACGGGGAACTCAGTGCATTCATAACCCACACCAATCGATTGAGCGGAATCAGCATAGACGGAGACAATGGACTGCTTCCTAGGCTGGATCAGATCATTGGAGTCATGTCAACCTACAACTCCATCAAGGATCTCCTCAAGGATCCCGAGCAACTTCTTGAAGACAACTTCTCAAATGCATTCTCCTCCCTCAACCCACAGATCGTTGGACCGTTCTTCGACAACTTCGGTCAGAACATGAACAACATATCTGCATTCCTTGGTGAGATTGAGTACCAACTCAATCAGGGTGGGGCTACTGATCTTGGGGAGTTCGTTGGGGAACTTCGCCAACTGACCGACAACGTAAACGCGCTTTCAAATAATATCACAACTTTGATAAATAACGATAATGCTGCATTTACCCTAGCACTTGCAGCCGTAGAGCGTTATGCACTTGGTAACAGCATAATCTCGACGGCACTACTCGACCCGTGCTTTGGTGGGCAGTTGATGAAAAACCTCATATTGAATCCAGATTTCAGTAAGTCAATGGATGAGATTGCGACTGAAAATGGTGTGAAGATCGAAGGTTCGCCTGTTAATCTTCTAGACCATATTCCAAGCCTCAAGTAGGCTTGGACTCGCTAAACATCCTAAAGTTCGGAGAAGTCATGGATACTACAGAGTACTATAAGTGGTTTGAAACCGGAGTGATCGTTGCTATGGTCATTTCGGGGTTCACATATGCCTTGAGCAAGGCGTTCAAGTTCATGAAGGTAAAGAAAACCAAGAAGGACGAAGAACGGTTCAACTATGTGAACATGCGGATATGGAACATGATAACCAGTGTTCGGGAAAGAACGAAGGCTTCCCGAGTATCCTTGGTTCAGTTCCACAACGGGGGAAAGTTTGCGGATGGCTCTTCCATGAGGAGAATGAGCATCTCAAGTCAGACCTGCGACCCAAAGATATCCTCCACCATGCAGTTCCGACAGGATGTTCTTGTCAGTAGGTTTGTCGAGATAGTCGAGATGCTACAGGAGAACGATCCCCGCATCAGGATGGTTTTCCAGCAGCGCGACTCGAATACCAAGAAGTTCTACGAACTTCACGACACCGTCGCATTCTCAATTTTACCCATCTATTGCAGCGACAGCATGATCGCACTGGGCTACATATCTGTTGAATGGTGTGATCTTGGAACTTTGGATAAAATGGATGATCAGGAACTGCTTCCCTTCATTGAAAACACCAGGAGTCAGATCGCATTCCTCATTAGTTCCGCAAAAGACTATCGATGACCGATTTTGTAAGAAAGAACATCTTCAAGGATCTGGACCTCGACTTCAGCCCCCACCCCGTCACCGCAGACTTGCGTAGAAAGACGGACACGGAGGCTGTCAAGAGAGCGGTACGCAACCTTGTATTGATGTCGCGGTACGACAAGCCATTCAAGCCCGAGATCGATTCCCGTATTCAGAAACTTCTGTTTGAGCCAGCGACCCCGCTTGTTGCTATGGCAATACGATCCAACATAATGGACATACTTACCCGTTACGAACCGAGAGCAAGGATAAACGACGTACAGGTCATATTTGATGCCGAGTACAACTCTTTCGATGTGACGGTTTCATTTACCGTCCTCAACTCCCGCGAGGTATCAAAGGTGTTCGTAAGCATAGAAAGGCTAAGGTAATGCCAAATCGCGTACTCACTCCCGTCACGGAACTAGACTTTGACGGAATAAAGCAGAATCTCAAGAACTACCTGTCAACGACTCAGGAGTTCTCCGACTATGACTACGAGGGATCGGGAATCAACATCCTTCTTGATCTGCTTGCATACAACACGCACTATACTGCCATGTATGCCAACATGCTTGCATCCGAGTCTTTCCTTGACTCTGCCGTCCTGAGAAAGTCGATAGTCTCGCTTGCAAAGAACCTTGGCTATGTCCCCAACTCCAAGAATGCAGCAACAGCCACGGTGTCCCTCACCTTCGGTTCCACGGCTGGTGTTCCAAGCACAGTGCCAATCGGAACCGTGTTCACATCGACCAAGGATGGAAACAACTATCTCTTCAGCACAACCGAGTCCTTTGAGATAGATCGCACCGCTGTTCCATACAAGTGCGAGAACATCACTCTCAGGCAGGGAAGATACAGGACAATCTCCTATGTCTATGATCCCGATAGCAACAGGACGAAGTTTGAGATTCCCTTTGCCAATGTGGACAAGGATCTCACACTCATCTACGTCATGGGATCTTTGTCTGATCTTGGTAGCGCAGATTTCAACTGGAGAGAGAATACCGATTTCCTCGACATAACCTCGACCAGCAAGGTCTATTTCATAAACGAGAACTATCGCGGAAACTATGAGGTTTCATTCGGTGATGGAATATTCGGACAGAAGCCAGAGAAGGGCAACTACATCGTCATCGTCTTCTTTGAGACGGATGCTTCCCTTGGCAACAACATTGGAATCAGGGATACAGCGACTTCCTCCTCGTTCACCTTCACGGGAATCGGTGGAAACGACTTCGATGCCACCGTGACAACCGTCACGCCAAGTTCTGGTGGTGCCGAGAGGGACAGCGAGGAAAAGATCCGATATGCGGCACCGAAGTACTATCAATCGCAGAACAGGACAGTCACCGCAAGCGACTACGAGAGCATAGTCCTGCGCGAGTACACCGATGCCGAGTCTGTTCGCGTATGGGGAGGTGATGAGAACGATCCACCCGAATACGGCAAGGTATTCATCTCCATACTTCCGAAGAACACCCGCGTACTCAGCGATGCACAGAAGGAAAGCCTGATCAAGAACGTCCTTGACAAGAAAAAGATCGTGACGGTGCAGCCCGAGGTAGTGGACGTTGACTACACATATGTCCTTGTGGAATGCTTCGGCACCTACAACTCAAATGCCGCCTTCACATCGGAATCATCCGTGAGGGATTCGATTCGTGCTGCCATCGTTGGCTATTCGAACCTAGCCCTACAGGTCTTTAATGCTCCATTCAGATACTCAATCATCAGTAGACAGGTAGATCTTTCGAGCAACACGATGGTGAGCAACAGGATCTCCACCAAACTCATGAAGAAGATCGTTCCTGTGTTCGGCACATCGAACTATAAACTTTCCTTCGACATAGCACTCTATCATCCCGTCGATGGGGCTGCTTCCATAGTCACCACCTCCGTGTTCAAGCACCGCGACGAAGACAACAACGTGAAGGACTGCTTCATTGAGGATGACGGCTATGGAAGGCTTTCGATATTCACCAATGTCGGCGTTGAAAAGATCCTTGTGAAGAGAAATGTCGGCACCATTGACTATCAGACGGGCAAGGTGAATCTGGTCGGATTCGCACCTACGAGTTCCGGCAAACTGCCATACATCAAGTTCATCGTCACGCCAGACCAGAGATTCGACATAGTCCCAAAGAGAAATCAGGTTCTCCTTGTGGATCAAAGCATACCTGAGTCGATAGTGATAAACCTACAGGATGCGGCTGCTAGAAGGATCTGATGCCTAATCAACTACCACTTCTCTTTGGCGGAACGGGAAGCCCACCCGAAGTACAGACACTCAGGTTGTCCGAGGAGTCTCCTCGTTTCCTCAAGAGATTTGGTCCTAGCAATCTCATCGTAGATCAGGTTCCAGACTTCATAAATCGGGATCATGTTGATTTCCGTAGATTCGTTGAGGCATACTACGAATGGCTTGAGCAGTATCAGAATGCATTCGGAATCATCGATGCATTCATGGAACACACCGATATCGATCAGAGCATCGGGATGTTCACACAGGACTTCCGAGCAATGTACTTGCAGAACTTCCCCATTCAACTCGCAACCGATGCCAATGGCAATGTGATCAGCGAGGCAAACTTCCTCAAGAATGTCAGGAACTTCTATGGATCAAAGGGAACCGAGAAGGCATATAGGTTCCTGTTCAGGCTGATATTCAATGCCGTGTCCGAGGTGAAGTATCCGGGCGAGGACATATTGAAATGCTCTCATGGCAGATGGATCGAACGGACATCGCTGAAAACCACCAACGATGGCGGAACGGCAAACTATGCGATGGCAGGAAATCAGGTGTACCAACTTGATCCGATCAGCGGGGATGTCTCTGCATCTGCCACCGTCACCGAGGTCACTCAGTATCGCAAGAGATACTACGATGTGAACGAGGTGTTCATAAAGGACATCTTCGGTACATTTATCCCCAACAGGACTCTCTACTGCAACACGGGAACTTCCGATCTTGAGGAAGATGTATATCCTGTCGTGTCGCGCATAGATGTGATCAACGGTGGATCCGAATACAGCGAAACTGATGATGTCACTGTAAGCACCAACGGAGACGGCATCGGGCTTCATGTAAGCATCGAACTTGTTGATGTGAAGGGCGTGATCAAGGCAGTCAAGATCA